GTTTGATCAAAGCAATGTCGTACAATACAGGATTTGAATTATTAGGATTAACCGTGCTAATACCTCGATAATACTTGCTACCTATGTCATAGGACTCTTTAGCATTACCTTTTACAGTTATATCTTTAAATAATTTTTTTTCTAATGAGCTCATACTGTATTTAACCTATTGTTTTTTGAATGTATCCTTGATTGTTGGCACTTCTGGTAACACAGTTTCTGCATCTTGTGCTACGTCTGTTTTATCAGGTGTGTGCAATGTAGGATCAATACTTTCATGTCCTTGCCAAGGTTCGTGTTCTGGTACTCTTTTAGGCGTCTTTGCATCCTCTGCTGAAGTAGGAGCAGTTGGAGGACTTGCACCGTAACCTGGTAAAATTTGGTTATCACCTTTACCTGGATCTGGCCAGCTTGCACCAGCGGCAGTGCCATTAATATTTCCAGCTTGCACTTGCGGTGAGTTAACCATTTCTGACACAAGTGCTTTACCTGTTACATCAAGATTATTCATATGTGTGTTAGGAGTATCTATATCTAGTTTTCCTGCTGTGGTAATTTTACCATCAGCACCAGCTTTAATTTCTACATTCATTGCAGCTGTTTCATAGATATTTTCAGTAGCATTAAGATTAATATTTCTTCCAGCTTGTAAATTAATATCTCTATCTGCTTTCAAATTTAAATCATTTTCTGATCTAATACTTACACTGTCTTTAGAGTAGATATCTATTTTTCCGTTTGCTGTAAGTTCTATCCAACTGTTTCCGCTACCGTGTGAAATATAAATTAAATCTTCTGAATTGTGTAAAAGTATTTGGTGGCCTGTCCTAGTGCGTAGTTTTAAAAAATCATTTGCAGGTAAGGTAGGATCTCCTGATTCTCCTGCTTCTACATCTGCATATACCGCAGGTCCTTCGCTTGCTTTTGTTTTTCTTACAAAAGCAGCATCACCGTCATCCATTATAAATTGACTACCACCTAGTCTGCTAAATGGCACTTGGCTTTGTGCAAATTTTTCACCGTATGCAGCTTTTGGTTTTCCTGGACGTCTATCAAGAGCACCAGGAGTACTCCAACCAAACACCATACTAGGAACTTCTCTTCTTGCACTAGATGTGTTAGTGCCCCTAATGTGATCTCCTAATAAACCAGATTTAGTAAGTTGCTCAAATTGATCAGGACTGTGTGGTTTAATATATTGTGTAGCATCTTTTCCTGCTGCTGCTTCAACTTTTTTATTATATTCACCTACTGGTAGGAGATTTGCTTTGTCTTTGTCATTGAATGTAGTTGCGGCTACACCTGGCAACATAAAATTCATATTTTTATCTTGTACACAGCCTATCCAGTAACCATGACCATAATTTTCTTCTGCAAAAAATACAATTACTTTCACTCCAACATCTGGCGGAATTGCCCACATACCGTAACTTTTTTGTGTAAAGTCATAGCCTGGATTGTTAGATACTCCGCTTCTTGGTGTTACTCCATAAAAAGGACTTACGTAAGAACACGGCACAGTATAACCTGCACTAGTTTCAGAATCTTCATTTCCTGTTTCGGTAATTTTTAATATTTCTACTTCTAATCGGCCCATAAAATCAGAATCTAAATGATTAGTAATTCTGCCCACAAAAGGTCCGCCACCTTTCATCCAATCAGGTGCAACACCTCTTGTGAGTCTATTTGATTTTTTTGGGTCTACCTGTCTCATTTATTTTCCTATGTAAAGTTACCAGCACCAAATGCAGCCTCTGGCGGAGGAGAATCTGCTGTTGTAGATTCTGCTGAGGAACCTTTTGCTTTTTCTTCAACTACTTTGTTTCCTTCTGTAGTTGCTTCTACTTTTGTATCTTCTCCTGGCTGATTTCTTCTTCTAATTAATTTCAGCTGTTGTGTAAACGTTCCTCCACTAAAGCTATTAGTACATGTCATCACATTGTATACTCCGCTAAATGCTCCAACAGGAGATGTAGCAACACCCGGAAAATCCATCCAGTTTCCTGCACCATAATCTAACGGTGTTCTAAAGTTTATTTCTATATCCACTTCGCTACTTTGATAATCCATTGTACCGTCTTTTGTAATATTAATTAATGGAGTTTCGGGAGCATTATAATTACCCATGCCACTGTCAGCAATGTAATAAGGATCTCCCCATATAGTCATATTTGCAGTTATCAAATCAACAGTGCTGTTTACAAGTGCATCATTAAAGTCTCTAGCTACAGAAGTTTTAATACTGTTCAAATCACCTGCACCTCCAGACCCCCTTCCTCCAGAAGAGTTAGCTTGTTTTTCTCTTGTAGCAACGTTACCACTAGCAGAAAGGTTAGAGGTGTCGCCGTTTGCTATTTTAACTTCTGCTTCATCTGTAGTTTCTGCTGCTTGTTCAGAGTCTTTATCTTTAGTTCCTGCTTTATTTTTTCCGCCAAATGGTGTAATTGCAGTAAAAAATGCTGTGTCAAAGTTGATATCAAACTCTAATATGTCATCGTTTTGCCCTGTGTAAATGTAATCATATTTTTTACAAGCCTGTGCTTTAAGCATTTCAATACCTGGACTAGATTTTGTACTAGGCTGATATCTGCTTACATGAGCTTTGTAAGGAACAACTCTGTAAACATAAATTTTAGGATATTCTCCTGTTTTATCCATCTGTTCATGATCGCTTATGTTATACACATCAGCTTCTACTCGAAACCAAGGTATAAATCCGTTTGCATCGGGTTCTGTTGTGGCAATTTTTTGCCCGTACTCACTTAAAATTACAATTTCTTCTATCATTTCCTGAAAGTTTGTACCTGACTTGAAAGTAAGTGTGCGTAGATTGTTACTAATTTGAACCTTTCCTCTTGAAAATACACCCGGCTTGCCTTCTACTTCAACAAATTTAGGTCGACCAAATGGCTGTTTACCTCCATCTAAAAATGATTTAACTAATTTACTTTTACCAATCTCGTTTATGTTTTCATCTTCTTCTGCAAATTTTCTAATACTGTCTCCAATTTTACTTCTATCTCCTACTATTCCTAAAAGTTTTGCTAATTCTGCATCAAAATCAGCAGGTATTGGAGCATTTTCTGTTCCTGATATACTTTCATATATTCTGCGTTTATCTTCAGCTGTTACCTCACTTCCTCCTGAACTATTAGGATTAGTGGTTGCTGAATCTACTTTTTCTTGTGAGCCTCCAAGGCCTTCGGTTGCACTGTCTCTCTTTGTAGGAAATAAAATAACAAATTCATCTGGTGTAACTACATCTTCGTTTTTTTTCTTTTCTTGTTCACGTCTGTTAATGTGTTGCATTAAACTTTGACCGCCTGCTTGTAATAATTCTTGTACAGTTCGTCCTGTTATAGTCACGTCGGTCTTAATACTTTGAATTTGATTTGTAAGTGCTTGTTCGTGCCAGGGTATGGCTTGAACATTATACACGCTTCCGCCTTCGGTTACTTCAAAATCTATGTTTACTAATTTTAAAGGAAATATGCGGCGTGTGCCTGGCGCAGAGATTGCATTACCATTACCGTCATATCCTTTAAATTCTACAGATAAAACAAATGGAGCCATTAAATAGTTTTTATGTCCTGACCTTAGCGAAGCAACTTGTAATGCTTGTAAGAATAAACCCATACTAAGTGGTTCTGTAACTTTGAAACTTATTCCTGTTGCATTTGAATGTTTTGTTTGAGGATTAAATCCTATAATTGTGTCTATTTCTACATCATCTATATAATACTCAACTTTGCCGGCACCTTCATATACTGTGGCGGCACCAGATCCTGCTCCGCCTCCTGATTTTAAAATTACTGTTGAAGGATCACTTATTCTATAAGTTAAATCTGGAAAATTTATTTCAAAATTATTTAAACAACCGAGTGTAAACACATAGTTATAACTTGCAAAATTTCTTAGTTCGTTTGGAAAGGGAGTGCCGCCTCCTAATATCCCAGATGCAGCTGCAATTTGACTTGCTACTTCGGCAACACCTCCTGAGAAATACTGTTGTTGTTCAGGTTTGACACCGGTTGAAGGATTTACCGTAGCTCCTTTTACTCCTGAAGCTAGTCCTTTGATTGTGTCAATGCCTCTGCCTACTGTAATCATTGACTTAGATTCCTAAAAAACGTTTTAGATTGGCTGCTTTTGGTATGTAAATCTTTGTTCCTGCTTCAATATCATAAATTGGATCTTTGATAATATCCATGTTTCTTTGAGCAAACACCCACCATAAATTTTGATCATCATATAAATCATATGCCATTAGATCTGGCCTATGTGTATACTGTTCTTCAACAGTATATAATTTGTCATCATCCTCAGCAGGTATAGGTCTGATAGATAGGATTCCTAAATACTGTTTGTTTATAATGTTTGTGTCATTCCAAGGACTATTTCTTTTATATACTGCCATTAAATAAACCCGCCACTTCCTTTAACATAATTTCCATTTACAAACTTCTGTAAACTGAAGTTTTCAACAGCTCTTCTGCTGTAAATAGGTTGAACTGTACATTGAATATTACTTCTAGTTGGCACATGACTTCCGCCAGGGCCTACACCTTTAACATGTATGTAATCTACGTCTTGGCTAAGTTCAACAGCAAATTGCGTTACAACTACTGGAACATTTTTAAAAACATAATCTCCATATCCGTTCAATTTTACCACAGGAGGTGGACTACCAGATTGTGGTGTATTTCCATATGCCATTTTAGACACACTTCTTAAGTAGTGAACAGCAGCAAGCCAATATTGTCCTTCTAGAGCATTTTCTACTGTAAAATCACCAGTGATACTGAACTGATCCACTTGTGAGTTTTGATAAGCAAAAAATGGATAATTACTATGTATAGGCTTTATAGGCGAATAAGCCGCACTATGAGTCACATAAATTTGAGGAGTGTAAGGCCAAACTAGCCCATTTGTTCTGCTAAGTGGAGCAAGTATTGGACTACTAGTAAAATTGCCCGGTAAACTTAATCTAACACGCCAATCACCTGGTGAATTTGCGTTTTGATTCCAGGTTGCTTCACCAAAGTCGAAGTCCTCGCTTTGTTCAGCGCCAAGTATACCTGTAGCACGAAGGAACTTTCCGAAGGATGATTCTTGTATGTTTTCAATAAATGCATCTTTAGCACGAGAACCAATATTTGATATATTCTCGCTTATTTCCCCTGCCCAGTTAGGAGTAGAGGATTCTGGTGCTGCACTATTGCGAGCTTGTGAATCAGCTATCCTTTTTATCCTATCTTCGTATGCCATATTTTTTTGCTCTCCTTATAACTTATTTATTGACTTTTTTAACTACGTAGTTTATAATAAGAGCAAATGTTTGGAGAATCAATGAGAAAAATTAACTATTTGAATAATAAAGACATATTAGCTGAAATAGCAAAGTCAAAAAATACATTTTGTAGCTATACAGACAAGGAATATGCACAGTATGATATCATACTGCCAAGTTTAGATAAAGTAAATATCAGAACTATAGCAGAGGCGAAAAGAAACAAGGCAAAAAGATTAACATTACAAGCATTTGAAAAGGCAAAAAGCGAAGGAAAAAAGGTAAAACAGGCAGAGTTTGAATTAGACTACAAAAAAATTGACAAGTACGATTTAGTATTTAGAATAATGACATTTGATCATATTCCAGAAGAACCTGGTCGTAAGAAAAATCCTAAAACAGTAGCAGATACAAAAGTAAAATTAAATTTTCCACCATTTCAACATTATAAATTTAATGAAAATGATGAACTAGTGTGTATAGGAAAAAGCCATTGGGAAGGCGGTATGGAAAATGGTTATTTCAATATGGTGCACGGAAAAGCTACAGACAAACTAGCTATGATGTGGATTAAGTTGTGTGAAAGATATGCTACTAGAGGTAATGTACGTGGATATACATACAATGACGAAATGAAAGGACAAGCAATACTACAGCTTGCTCAAATCGGGCTTCAATTTGATGAATCTAAATCACAAAATCCTTTTGCTTACTACACAGCGGCAGTAACAAACAGCTTTGTAAGGGTGATAAATTTAGAAAAACGTAATCAAAATATCAGAGATGATATCTTAGAAATGAATCATATGAACCCAAGTTACACTAGACAAGCCCAAGGAGAGTGGGAAAACCAACAAAAAAGAGAAAGAGAACTTCGTCAGCAAAATAGCAGTTGACTTTTATCTAAAAATAACATATAATAGACTAAAGAAAGGTATGTATTTTGTTTAAGAAAGCGGCGGTGTTCACGGATATCCACTTTGGCTTGAAAGGAAACAGCAAAATTCACAATGATGATTGTGAAGCATTTGTTGATTGGTATATCGATCAAGCTAAAGAAAATAACTGTGAAACAGGAATTTTTTGTGGCGATTGGCATCACAATCGCAGTAGTTTAAATTTAACAACTATGGATAGCACTATACGTTGTTTAGAAAAACTAGGACAAGCATTTGACAAATTTTATATGTTTGTTGGCAATCACGATCTTTACTACAAAGACAAGCGTGATGTAAGTTCAACAGAGTTTGCAAGACATATTCCAGGTATAACTGTAGTTGACGGATTTACAGAAATTGAAGATGTTGCACTTGTTCCTTGGTTAGTAGGTGATGAATGGAAAAAAATACAAAAATGCACTGCCAAGTACATGTTTGGTCATTTTGAACTTCCGCACTTTTACATGAATGCTATGGTACAGATGCCTGAGCACGGAGATTTACGGGCAGAACATTTTGTAAATCAAGAATATGTGTTTTCAGGACATTTCCATAAACGACAAAAACAAGGAAAAATACACTATATCGGTAATGCTTTTCCACACAACTATGCTGATGCATGGGATGACGGACGAGGCATGATGATACTTGATAGAGAAAATAACTTAGAGCCACAATATTTAGACTGGCCAGAATGTCCTAAGTATAGAACAACAACTTTAAGTAAACTTCTTGATCCACAATCTGACATTATCAAACCTAATATGTACTTGCGTGTTACATTAGACTTGCCTATATCATATGAGGAAGCACAGTTTATTAAAGAAACTTACATTAACAATCACAAATGTAGAGAAATAACACTTATACCACAAAAACAAATAGAAGAAATTTCAACAGAACTTGATATAAGTCAGTTTGAAAGTGTAGATGAAATAGTAGCAAAGGAGATATCAGCAATTGATAGTGACAGCTTTAATAAAAAAATGTTGCTTGATATCTATAACGAACTTTAATGATTAAAATAAAAGATTTAACAGTTAAAAATTTTATGAGTGTGGGTAATCAAACCCAAGCAGTTGACTTTAACAAAGAACAACTTACACTTGTACTTGGAGAAAACTTAGATCAAGGCGGTGACGATGCAGGATCTAGAAATGGTACAGGAAAGACAACAATTATTAATGCATTGTCTTATGCACTGTACGGAAATGCATTAACAAATATAAAAAGAAACAATCTTATAAACAAAACTAATTCAAAAGGCATGTTAGTTACACTGCATTTTGAAAAAGGTGGTATAGATTATAGGATTGAAAGAGGTCGCTCACCTAACATAATGAAGTTTTTCATTAACAACGAAGAACAAGAAATGGTAGATGAAAGTCAAGGTGATAGCAGAAAGACACAAGAGTATATTAATACTTTACTTGGTATGAGTCACGACATGTTCAAACATGTTGTTGCACTAAACACCTATACTGAGCCTTTCTTAAGTATGCGAACAAATGATCAACGTGCTATTATAGAACAACTGTTAGGTATTACTATTCTTTCTGAAAAAGCAGAACTGTTAAAAGAACAGATCAAGCAAACTAAAGATGCTATCACAGAAGAAAATGCAAAAATAAGTGCTATACAAAGTTCAAACGAAAAAATACAAGGTACCATTGAAGGATTAGAACGTACACAAAGAGCTTGGGTTGCAAAAAAGAGTCAAGATATAGAAAAACTAAGCAAATCAATTGACGAATTAGAACACCTAGACATTGATGCAGAGCTAGATGCACATGAAAAATTACAAAATTGGACTGAGCTAAACAATGCTATTACGGCTCTTAACAAAGAAAAAAGCACGTTAGAGAGTGCATTACTACGTGCAGACAAGTCTGTAGAAAAAGCAGAAAAAGATATCGCAAATTTAGATGATGCCACTTGTTATACGTGTGGACAAGCACTACATGATGACAAAAAAGTAGAACTTGAATCACGAAAACAAAAAGAACTTGAAGATGCAAAAGCATATCAAACAGAAGTAAGTGATAAACTACAAGATGTAATTAAAGGGTTAGATGAAATTGGTGATATCAACGGAAGACCAAATACGTTTTACGAAACTGCAAAGGAAGCGTACGAACATAGACAAAATGTTGACAGTCTAAAACAGTCATTGCAAAATAAAAATGATGAGATTGATCCTTATCAAACACAAATTAATGATTTGCAAAATACTGCAATGCAAGAAGTAAGTTGGGATACAATGAATTCGCTTACTGATTTTAAAGATCATCAAGAATTTTTATTGAAACTATTAACAAACAAAGATTCTTTCATACGTAAAAAAATTATTGATCAAAATTTAGCATACTTGAATAATAGGTTAACATATTATTTGGACAAATTAGGCTTGCCACATCAAGTTGTATTTTTAAATGACTTGACTGTTGAGATTACACAACTTGGTCAAGATTTAGACTTTGACAATTTGAGTAGAGGTGAAAGAAATAGATTAATTCTTGGAATGAGTTTTGCATTCCGTGACGTTTGGGAAAGTTTATATCAAAATATCAACTTATTGTTTATTGATGAACTTATTGACAGCGGAATGGATACTAGTGGTGTTGAAAATTCACTTGCTGTAATTAAAAAAATGGGTAGAGAAAGACACAAAAACGTATTTTTGATTTCACATAAAGATGAATTAGTCGGTCGTGTTAATCATGTTTTGAAAGTGATTAAAGAAAACGGCTTTACAAGTTACGAAAATGATGTAGAGATAGTAGAATGAGTGACACAGTAGTATCAAATTGCGTAGGTCCTGGTGGTACTCCTATTGACAGACTGTACGGAAACTTGAACGGCAGTTTACGTCTAGTGCAAAAAGATTTCAGTGTATACAAAGGCAGTATCACTAAAAAGGCACTAACAAAAAAAGGACTTGACGGAAACAATTTTAGATCGTATTGTTATGTTACTGATGATAACAGATGGTTTGACAGAGCAGGAATGCCAATAGACAGACCTAAATCGGTTGTAGAAAATGAGTGATATAAAAGACGATACACATGATTTATTAACAAAGGCATATTTAGAATACTTCAAGGCAAGCGAAGCGTTTGAAGCAAGAAACAGTGTGCGTACACACGGTGCGGCTAGAAAATGGTTGCGAGAAATACGTTCTCTAGCTAAAAAACGCATGGAAGAAATACACAACAAGCACAAAGCCAAGAAAGACCAAGGCAACGATTAGGCAACGGTAAGTATCCATATGCAATGGACTTATCAAGGAAAACCCGTAGACGAATTACCACAAGGCGTTGAAGGGTTTGTGTACTTGATAACAAATCTTACAAATAATAAAAAATACGTAGGCAAGAAACTAGCTAAATTTAAAACTACAAAGCCACCACTAAAAGGCAAAAAAAACAAAAGGCGTGGATACAAAGAAAGCGACTGGAAAGATTACTGGGGTTCCTCAGATCATTTACTAGCAGATGTAAAAAAATTAGGTGTACAACAATTCACAAGAGAAATTTTACATATGTGTCCAAGCAGAGGCGTAATGAGCTATTTAGAGGCCAAGGAACAATTTGACCGTAGAGTGCTAGAGACTGATGAGTATTATAACGGAATTATTAATGTAAGGGTCGGCGGTTCCAAAATTCTTAAAGAACATTTAAAGGCAATATAAGGACAGTGTTTGATCGGGGTAGCTCGATCCGCTTTGAGGACATGCACACTCATGTTCAGAATCTAGCGAGTCCATTTATCTGTTGCTCCTAAAAACTCCTTGCAAAGGAACGAAGCTGGAGGTATAATACAGGATACTTGCATTTTCTGCAAGTTTTATGTATTAGATGTCGACGTAGGTTGGGAAAGGTCAGAGCCCATGGAGCAAGTAAAACACCTACTTCCGATCTCGGCTGTGCGAACTCACATGAAGCTTGAGGTAGATGGAACCGCTAGTAGGTTCCGTCTGACTGAACAATCTACATGAAACGTAAGTGCTTCGCACTTAATATAAATACATGTAAGACAAATAAATAGTT